AAACTTGGCAAGACCAACCTGTGAACAAATTGTTAACATTTCCCCAATCTGTTCATATTTTGTTCATAATTGCAAAACTGGCATGATTCTTGCTAGGCAACTATAACAATAAATTGTCTGACAATAAATTGTCTGACAATATAGCACAAAGTCCGACAGTTATTCTGTTGACATCTTAGTTCATATGGAGTATAATAGACTTATCAATAAAACAGCAACAGCCATAAGGCAGGAGGAAAACAAGATATGAGAATAAATCCATATTACAATAATGAAACAATGAATCTCAAAAAGCTTGCTAAAGATCTTGAAAAGCAAGGCTATATCTGTAAATTATCTGAAGATGGGGAATATATGTCAGTATACTATCTTTGCTATTTAGATTATGTCGAAATAGCTTTGACAGGATTTAAAGATTGGTATGTAGCTTACTATCAGCCATTTAAAGGACTTGAAATCTACAAACTGGTCAGTAATCAAGCTACTCAGAAAGCTTTTGGTAGATGCAAATAAAACGGTAGCCCAGCATCCGCTGGGCTACCTCTCTTTTACATTGTAATACTCCCTCTATGAATCTGTACCTGTGTGACCTCTGTCAACGTCCGGTAGTTGTGCCTGTCATCAGAAATATCATACAAGCTTAAATAAATATGCCGACCTCGGAAGTTAAGCTGTGCAGGTATATGGTAAAAGTCACTACCGGACTTAATAATCACGGTTGTTGGATAACAGGTATATCCGTTATGATCTCCGATAAAGGAAGTAGAATAAATACGCCCCAAATAGTACTCAGTGCCATCACATGTAAGTGTTCCGCTGTTTGGTAAACAAACATAGTTACCCCAGATCAGTGTACTTGTATTCTCATTGTACGAACTAACAATCGCCCAACTTGATCCCGGAGTAGGCGCAAAGTCACCTGCTTCAAAGTTTGCACTAACTTCATAAAATGATGGGCTGCATGATCCTGTTTCAATGGCGGTAGCAAGATAAGCTGCAAGTCTCTCCTGTCCGGTTGTGTTTGGATGAAACCCATCAGAAGCGAGGAACCCATCAGCATGGAGAATATAGTCTGACCCTGTCAAATACCGCCAATTCTTTCTCTGGGTGTTATAAACGGATTTTGCAGTCTTGAGCCTATTCTGTACATTTGGGTCATCTGTCCGATCTACTGACCATGCTACCATAGCGGAAAATACTTTTGCATTCGGAAATCTTGCTTCTGTTGCTCCCATAAAAGCATTGATTGCATTTTCAATTTCTGAGTAGCTTCCAAACTCATTAAATCCACCTACGACAAGGATCTGTTTGACCTCATTAGAAGGTGGTACAGCATTTAATAGCATAAGAAATGAATTAGCAGCTGTTGAGAAAGATGCCCCACCATTTGCGGAGATCGTGACATCCTCAAGTCCAGTGTACTTGATAAAGTTAGTAGTCCAAGGAGTAATATTGCCATCCGGAGTATACCCAACTGTGTAGCTGTCTCCGATGATGATAGTTTTCCCGGAATGGTCAAAAAGTCCTTCTCTTTTTTGTAACTTTGTGATCTCAGCTGTATTTGATCCAACCTGTTCTTTTAATGGGTCAATCTGTTCTGTGATTACTTTTGTAGTGGCACCATTTACCACTTTTCCGATCTCCCCATCATCCAGACTTTTCTGGATGGCATCATCAATCATAGTTTGAGCAGTATCTTTGATATGCGTCCATTCCTCATGATCTTTGTCAGCCTGTTTGCCAACTTTAAGCAGCCAGTCTAAGTTCATATCTTGTGATCCACTATGCGGGTATCTGAAAAACATAATTTATTCCTCCTTAATAAGTTAATAAAAGCAGATCCTGTGCAAAAAGGCCTGTGCAGTAATCAATAAAGCTCTGTTTCCTCAACTCAAGCTCTGACTGAATCATCTGCTGTGAAGTAGTAACTCCAATATTGCCATGAATACGCCCGGAGTGCTTATTCTGTCCGGTCTCTCGGCTTGTTTCTCCTTTTCCATATTCAAATGTGTTTTTGTTTTCTCCGCAGCTTTGTACTTTTGTGCTAGCCCCATACTCAGTAGTTGTTTTTTCGTTCGGGCTATAGTTTACATCATTAAAAGCACTTACCTCATTTGTAGCTGTATCTGCCCCAGAGTTTGTCGTAGTGGTTCCCTGTCCAGCTTCTGCCCTGTTTATGTCCTGTCCGGAACTTTGACTTGTTCGTGTCATATCCGGGCTGTCTGTCCATTCTTCATGGCGGTCATAGTTTTCAATTGGTTCATAGTTAAGTAAGTCTAACACGTTATAAACCTTGTCAATGCTACTTTTCCATTTCCTGCTCCATGCAGGAATAGCACTATCATGCATAAACTCCCAGTCCGGATAAAGTGGCTCACAATCCCCATAGGACAGAAGCAAGCTTTCAATAAAATTCTGTTTGTCTGCTGATTCTGGGAAATCCATCTTGTCAAACAGAGTATTGTTCCATTCATAAAGCCCTGCTATCGTTATCTTATAAAGTCCCATATGATTTCACCTCCGCAGTTTCATAGCTTCTGATCTTGATTGACAGATTCATCTCCGGATAAAGTCTGTTTGTCATGTCAACCCCTGCTTGCATTGTCTCAAGCCATGTCGTAAGCCGTGTTACTGATTCTGCATCATTTTTGCTTGTCTCAAGCACATTCAGACGTTCTTTTTTATCGGATCCGACAGAAGGAATACCAACCTCCGTATCAAACTGATCCAGAAGTTTCTCAAACACCTCAATCAGCTCCGGTGCTATGAAGTTTTGTTTTAAATCTTTGTTGAAGCTCTCCCATGCATCCTGCTTGCTTCCTTGTCTGTCTTCTGTTTTTATGGATACATCAAAAGCTTCAACTGGGTTACCAGCCTGTATGCTGTCATAGATTTTTTTCAATGTCTGAGCTGCTGCCTTATTTTTTGCGGCAATCAGAAAAGCAAGTTTTGAATTAAACACATTCATATCAAAAGCACTTGCTACCAATGCTAATTTATAACTGTAAAAGCCAATGATATCTCCAATCCCACAAAAAGTCGGCCTGAGATAGATGACAGAGCAGTCTTTCCCGATCTCCATATCCTCTATGTCAATTGTAGCGTTGCTTGCATACGTGTGTATGCTTGCTGTCGTTGGTTTAAAGTAAATATTGTATCCTGTCAGCATTGGATACTGAGCAATCAGTCCATAAAGATCTGTCTTTGTGATGCAAATATAGCCACCGAAAAGTAGGCAATATTTGAAAAAGTCGATGTCAATAGTTCCGTTGTATGTTATATCAAGAATAGAACATACACGTTCGTAAAGCATCTGGTCAAATGTATCAGTATATAAGCTGTCGACTTTTATTCCTGATGGCTGGAAGTAATTTGTGCATATGTTGATCTTGTCAAAATTCATAGGTACCCACATGTTTTCATCCCTCCTTTATTCAAAATAAAATCCATTATTCAAGTAACTGTTAACCTGCTCTTGATCCCCCTCAAATCCTGCAATCTGGATAGAAGCATCCCGGCACTTGACAAAACCAGTCAATGCAGATATAGAACGAACATTACCATCTACATATCCCTCACTTGCTCCATCTGGATCTATGCTTGTGCAGGCATATGAATTAAACTCTAAAATCTGGTTATTTAGGATGTTTGATATATTTCCTATTGTTCCAAGCATTGATACTTCCGGTGCGGTAATGCTTCTTCCTGCTTCTATTCCTGATGATATTCCCTGTGCAATGTTTCCTTGTAATCCAGCACCAACAAGGCTAACAGCTGAGGTAGTAAGTTGTGCTATGTTTGTGCTCGCATAACCGATTTGCACCGGAACTGACAACTGGAATTGATAAGTTGCAAAAACAACTTTTTTTGATTGCAAAAATACATTACATAGTCCACTTGTGGCATCAAATTGATACAGTGCATTTACACTTTCATCTATTTTATAAGGGTTAAGGGCAACCACTCCAATAAAAGGGAGCTTAATAAAATAATTTGAAAATGAGGGGCTATAGTATCTGAAATCAGTGATAGCATAAAGTGGGTTATCAAAAGCAAATGAATAAGAGAAATTAACAACTGTGTCTTCATCAATTCTTTTTGCTACTACACCACTGTCCCAAAAACCTAGCTGTATTGCTTCATCATTACTTTTTTTAAAAGCACTTTCAACAAAAGGAACCCATTTTAAATCAACAATATATTTAAAGGGGTCAAACATTAATTTTGTAATGGCGTCCTTTATCACATCAGCAAAGTTTGATTCTGTATACATATAGTCAAGCAAGTCATTTAATTGGGTACCATTTATGTAGTATGATGCAACACCAGTTCTTGAAACTACTCGTATGATATATTGCTGTGCGTATGTAGATGACATTATTTTTTCTTTGTGACTTACATTTCTTGTGGTTAGCACCCAATCATTTGTTGGAATATACATGCTATCGTTTGCAAGCGTAGTCTGCTTAGCAGAACGCTCAATAAAGCATGTATAGTTGCTGATTTCTGTCCGATAAGTTGCCAGCACATCCTCACTCGCTGAGATCTCAACCATGTCATTATTTAATGATACCGTTGAGCTGATAAAATAGTAATGGTCAGCCCATTGTAAATAGTTGAATTGCAATGCACTATCCAATGATAATTTTAATTTGAACACCGGATTTTGAAAAGTTGTATTTGATTTTAAAAAACAGGGAACTATGGTTCCCTGTTCTGTTGGTCTTTTTGTGCTGTTTTTTCGTTTGGAAAAATGATATAAAATAATCTCTGTCATTTTAAGTAGACCTCACCTTTTGCTGTGATTGCACATATCCAGCCAGATGGAATCCTGACCCACGCTTCCCCGGCAGCATCCTTTTTTATATCTTTTACCGTGACTACGGTTCCTTTTTTCAGGCACCCATCAGAATAAGCATGTTTCATACCATCCCTTGTCAGCTGTGCATACTCTTTGATCTGACCCCACACACTGTATCGTACATGTAAGTGATCCACCATAGTAGTATAGGTTCTACCTATTTCATAAGATGGGCTTTTTTCACCCCATACTCTTCGGATGCAGGATAAGTCAGACCTACGACTTACAAGGCTTTTGACTACACCAATACCGGGATTATCGGCATCGTTTTTTCTGCTACCTCTACTTTCAATCATATATCCGTATCCTACGAAAATAGCACAATGAGTTACCGGAGTACCGAAAAAAAGAAAATCACCTACTTTTTGCTCTCCAATCGGAACCCTTGTTCCAAGCTTTGAATAGCTTGATGCCGTCAGTCTTCCAACATTTGACCCTGCTTTTTTCTGGATCCAGTAAAGCAATCCGGAACAGTCAAGTCCCTGTGTGGGGGTTGAACCACCCCACACATATCTAACCCCAAGTAATTCCTTTGCATTTTCAACAAGTTCGTTCGCTGTCATTTTACACCTACTTTCCTAAGTTACTTTCCTAAGTGTTCAATTAATGAGTTCATTTTTTCAATCGCAACTGTGTTGTTTTTAATCACTTCAGAAAGTGTATCAACTTCATTTTTATGCTCTTCGTTGAGATTGTCAACTCTCTGATTGGTCTGATCGTACATGTATTTCACAAAGTATGCCATAGCGCAACAGCATACGATTGGAAATGCATAGTTTCCTAAAATAGTTAAGAATGCGTCCATCATATTTTAACCTCCGTAAAATACTTCTCATTAATTTGTGTGCTGGGTACTGTATCAATTAATACTTTCACATACGTATCATTGTTTGTGTTATTTGTGAGTTTAAAGTGTGATGCATCAGGGAAACCATAATACGATTCAAATTTTAATTCATACAATGCAGTGTATAAACTTGTATTTATTAACGGAATAGTGTCATAATACAAAACTATACCAGTAGCTGCCACATTCATTAAAAGCCTTCTCACCGAAACAGATTCAAAAGGAAGTGAAACTATTATTGAACCACCAGCAGGTACCTTTATGTTTGTTGTTAACATTATGCTCCCTCCCCCAGCACGTACAGAATTGCATTGTGAGTAAAGTTATTCCAAGCGTTGAAACGGTAATGATCGAAGATGTTATAGTATCCTCCGGCTGCATTGAATGGGGTAGCAGCAGAATACATCCATTGATTATTAACTCCCATCGCTCTACGATCATACAGTAAACCAAGCACATAAGGAAGAGATACCGCTGTCGTGGCTGTCTTTGAAACACCGTCAGCATCAATGATGTTTGGCTTAATATTGATAGCCGGGCTGTCAAACTCCTGCCAGCCATTTACAAGCTCTTTGTCAGCGATTTTAAGCTGCTCATCACTAAACACTGTCGGAAATACCTGTGTTTCGGAATCAATCCAGAAATCCGTATACATCAGAAGTTTCTGGTTCTCCGGTCTGGTGAAACGCAAGATATCTTTTCCGGTAAGATTCATGTGATACTTTGTAGTTCTGTCCTGCATCTTTTTCGAATCTTTTTTGATTCTTGCAACCACAAAAGCCATGAAATCTCTGTGATGCTCCGGGCTTAACAGCTGCTTTCTTGTCAGCTCTGTTCCATATGCTGTATTGTATTCTTTTACAAGATCTACCTCATTTGTTCCCAGTGAGGAAATTCCAGCCATAAAGTTAAGCACCGTCAGTCTTCGCTTTGCTTCATTTCTTGATTCAATGTCATTATAGTAAGCAGTCATATAGCTACTTACAAACATCAGAAACTCTGCTTCATTCGAGAAAGCAAGTGCCAGCTGATCACGGAAACGTGTGATATGCGATTGTAACACTTTACTGCCATAGAATTTCAACTCCACTACTTTTGGTGCATTGATCTTGTACATATCGACAGACTGACCATCGGCGAGCTGGTTTTCGTTCAGATCTGTATTCCAATCCTGGGATGCTTCTGCATCCAATGGAAGTGAGATGATCTCACGGGTGATAGCTCCCCATCTCTCATTATTCTCGATGATAGAACGAAACACTCCGGATCTGTATTTTTCCATTTCAAAATAGGTTCGTCCACACCACTGACTGAGTGCTTTCAGTGTTGGTTCTACACCTGTCCGCAGCATGGTTTCCCCGACAGATACAAAAGAGCTTGTGTCTACTGCTTTGATATTCTCCCGTCCGGTAGCCATCTTGTACAGATCATTAATGATCAAATAGGCATCCTGCACAACTAAACTGTTTGCCATTATTTACACCTCCTTAGTTCATAAGTTTCATTAGATCTTCTGCCACATTGTCGGAAGTACGCTGAGTAGATCCAGTTTTTCCGGATGCAGACAGATTCCCTGCCTGTAACGTAGCAGTCAAAGTATTAATCGCTGTCAGCAGAGCTGCATTGGTTGCATCCTGTCCCGTCTGTGCTGTCATATTCAGTGAAGTATTTGCAACCTCCTGTCCCAGATTCTGAATCTGTTCTGTAGCCTGTGGGCTTGTGATCTGAGCGTTCAGAATCCCAATGATCTCATTTTTTGAGAATCCAAGTTTACCAAGTTCTAAAATCTGATCTACTTTCATTTTATCTCCTTTTCTGCCGGAAGTGAAAAATTAAAATAGGTCAGAGCTTCCGGGTTATCATCCCATGGCATCCGCTTCCGGCGGTCGATGTAGCCACTCTGACCTAGCTCTAATATACCTGTTTCAAAATAGTTTGTCAATATAAAATTTTACAGAAATATTCTGGTAGCTGATTCTATTTGTCAGACGATAGCTGTCAATCCAGCTATAAAAACATCTAAACTGATCTTTTCCATGCTGGCTGTCTTCAAAAACATCTCTACAAGTGCCAGAAATATGATCAGAAACATACAAGTGCGCTTTTGACTTGTGTTCGTAAATGGCCACTTTTCCAATCACACAAATTAGCTTGTATTGCCTGATGTCCTCTGATCTGACAGCCGAGACATCATCATATGCAAATTCATTCGATAAAGCCATCTTTGCAAAGTTACTATCGCATGATAAAGCACGATACAACGCACTATCTTTCTTCTTTTCTGAAATCGGGGAATCATTAATCAAAACCAAGATGATTCCTCTCTCTTTTAGCATGGAAAACTCCTGCTTGTTCTTTTTCATTCGTTCCAAGATTGGCAGCAATCCAAAAGCTTGCACAATTGCATTATCTAATGTGTTTGAGTTGGAAACAAGCCACCAGCGGAATGGCTTCTTTCCTTGCAATTCTCTGTTTGCCGATATGGTCTCAACAGCATTCAGAAAAGCATCATCTTCCCCACTGATTGACTTAGCGATCTTCTCCGGGATGAACTCATCATAAATCCCCTCAGAGAAACCAGATCCAGAGAATCCACGGTCGTTATGCATTGAGGTGAGAGAGAATGCTTCACCTATATATACTTCCTCTTCCTCAACCTGCTCTACAATCTTAATACGTCCGTATTCACCTCTGGGCTTTTCAAAATGAAAAAACCTGTTCATATCTTTGTTTATGTCCACCCATGGATCAAACTCCGGAAGAAATACTTTTGCCAGCTGCGTTTTTGTACGCCTCATATAGATGATCTTCTCATTTTTTGAAAAAACATCATTAACGAAGTGTTGGAAAATTCCATATGTTTTTCCAGTTCTACGTGCTCCAATAATGAATATGAAATTAATTTTATTTTTATCAGCCAGCTGGACGATCCTTGGAACATCCAGCCAACCATTTCTGTCATAGATATTCATTATCGAAATCCTCCTCCGGAGGATGCAGGCTGTGAATTCTGATTGCACTCGTTGTATTTTTTGATGCAAGCATCCTGCAAAAGATTATACCATTCTTTATCAAGTGAATAGACTGAATTATAGTATTTTCCGTCTTTTCCTTTTGTGCTTGGAAATGACAGGAAAAGATCATTTTTCCCCTCAACCAACGTCAGCCCTTTAATTACAAGTGTTCCATCCAGTTCGAGATCAACAAAAGCTTTTGTTTTTGAGTTACCAGAATAAGGTTTGCAAGTAATTTTTACGTTTGATTTTAACATTTTATTTAATCTCCTTTACATCAATTCGAATCATGCTACCTATTTTGTAGGCTACAATGCTGATTTCTTCATTCTCATACGTTACTTTTCGCATGCTGCTTGTTCGCAATTCTTCATAGATTTCCGACATATCAATCACTTTTCTCACCTCCTTAATCACCTAACAGCATCCATACTTGACAGCTTGCAAACATGCAAGCAAAAGTGACGCATGTCCAGAAAAGGGTACTTAAATCTTCCTTATTTTCTTTCCAGAATTTTTTCAAAGTTTTTACACCTCCTGTCTATATATTGTAACTTATTTATGTTACAAAACTATTACAGTTTTATAACATTTATTCTAACTATATACGGTATCTTCCATTTCAAACGGCAACGGCAGTCCTGTTTCCTTGTCATATGGAATCGTGTGATCTAACTCATACTCTGTATCACTCAATCGGATAGCACATCCATACTCAATCTTGCACCCGTCAACAGTCACTTCATTGATTCCATCATGGAAAATATACTCCGTCTTCATTTTCCATTTGGGATCCTGCCAATCGTTCGATCTGCGGTAGTTCCTGCGGAATGTCAAATCATTTTTGAAAACAAATCCTTTTCGAAAGTTTGTGATATCATCATCCAAGCAATATATGCCCTCTTTTGGTACTCCTGCAACCGTCAGATGCAAGGATGCATCTTTTTTCAGTCGGTAGCAATACCGCTTGCTACCCATTGTTATAAATTCACTGTATATTCCATCAAACTCAGCAATTCCTAACCGGAAAGTTTTTTCTTTATATTCTACCACTCCAATGTTTCTCTTTTGCGACATTTCAATGATTGATTGATTAAACTCATCCAATTTATCATGATCCCAGTCTGTACCCTTTACAGAATCTGTGTCTGAGTATAACCACCTCCGGCAGCATGAACCCAGCCGGAACAGAAAAGCCTGTGCATAGGCTGTAATCCATACCCCCCACTGGTAGGGCATGAAGCTGTTCTTGTTCCGATAGAACTTTTCAAGCTCTTTTTCCCTGTCCTCTGGTTCTTTTGCTTCCCACTCTCCTGACTCCATAAGCTCTGTACATAAGATTTGAATGATTCTCTGAACCGTCATGCCGTACATGCCATTTAGCTCCCCCTTTGAGATCATGTAGTTTGCTTCGTCCAAACCTTTAAGGGTGCATTTTTTAAAAAACAATTCCATCAAATAGTCAGTAAACCACTTCGGCAAGTAGTCTTTTGTAACTCTCATGACCTTTGAAACGTCCGCCCAGTCATAATCATAACTTGACAGAATGACCTCTAAATCTGGATCCGTAAAGGGATAGATGACAAGATCAGCATTAACGATCTTTCCATTATCCAGATTATCATGAAACTGTTCTTTTTTGCTTTTTGCTTCCGGAAATATGCAAACTTTTGCTTTCGAGAAAGCCAGCGGAGGCATAGGGCAGTCTTTTTTTAATCTCAGATTCTTTAATCTGATATATCCAGAAAAAGCGTAGTCATCTTTCAATTCCATAATGTCTTTTAATGTTATATTATTTGTATAACAAAAGTTCGACATTGGGAACTTGCAATAACACATCCAGGCAATATATGAGCTTGCAAAATCATAGCATTCAACAGGTTCTTTTATTAATTGATTCACATAATATCTATTGGCATGGGTGTAGCCCCCGTGATAACAGTCAAGCATCTGGTCATACTGTTCAAGTGTGAGAGCCATCTGTTCAAATTGCTTCCGCCATTTCTTATCTTTTCTTGACCTCCTGCGGGCATTGGTACGGATAAAGCCTGTATTTGTCAGCGGACAGTTCGCCACGTTAAATCCTCGTTGATCTATGTATTTGCGTAGGGCTTTGCAAAGACTGATCGTATCCGTACAGACATAGGCTATTTCTTTTGCTGTACGTGGACTTGCTGGCGTTCGGAATTTCTTATAGTCCCATGTTCCGACAGCTTTTTCAGTTGTTCCCATATCTTTACATAGTTTCTCAAGTGATCTTTGCGTGAGGATGAGACTATCACGGAACTCAATGCCTTGTCCTGTCCATTTCATAAAAATATATTTATGAGTTTTGGCAGCTAATGATTTGTCCGGGTTCCCCCATTTTTGGAAAAAATGGTTACGAAGAAAAACATAGTCATATGGAAAGTTATGAACATAAAAGCGTACAAGGTGGCTATCGTCAGCATGTAAAGTTGTGCAAATCCTGTCGATCGTATCAATCAGATCAGAAACATGGTTGCCATAAATACAGCAATCATCCTCTATCGTGACTGTCCAATCCGTCACAAAGCCAATGTTTTTGTTAAGATAGACAAAAGTTTCCGTATCAACAGTTATTATTTTTTCATAGACACCTAGATAATGACCTGCGTTGGATCTCCGGATAAAATCACCATTAAAAAGTTGCATATAATCGTAGTTCTTAAAATAAATGACCGGATATCCTGCAACTACCATGACTTAGTCCCCCCTGCTATGGTCTATACTTCAAAGCTTCTGCTTCGCCAGAAAAACCAAGTTGCTTTGCTATTGCATCGGCAGCATCTGGATCAGTTCTCTCCCGGAATTTTTCCAGATCTTTTATGATCTCAGAAACCGTAGAATCATCCAGTTTATGACTGATGATTCTCATTGTCTGTTTACTGTCATAAAATCGTTGCATCCACTTCCATACCTCAGATTTGAAAAATAACTTCATTTCTTCTTTTGACTTGAAATTGATTCCATATTCAGTGCTGAGGGTTTTTTGGCGTTGATCTATGATCTCTCTCCAGCCCTGAACAGTGCTGCTCTTTTCTTTCAATATCTTTTGGATGGCTTTCACCTGAGCTCGCGGTAATCCCTTGTATTTTTCGTTATCTAAGTTTTCCGGTATGGTTGATCTACCCGGGAAAAATCTTGCAAGCAAATCTTGGTAATCTGCATACGCTCCGCCAACCTCGGAGTCAAACCCTTTTGCCTTTAATCTACGCATACGCTGATTCAGACGTTTTGCAAGCTGTCTGCGTAACTGTAAAGCTTCCAGGGTAGTTAGCATGTTTGGATTGACGTTCAAGCCCTTTGACGTGGTCGGGATTTTAGGATTCTTTGGCATTGTAAATCAGTCCTTTCATATACTCATAAATGCTATCATAATCCCTAGTATTGATACGAAAATCTAATTCCGGTTTTTTTATAATTAAGTAAAGGTTTTCACAGACAACTCTTGCATCATTTATAGTATCATAAACAAAAAATGAAGCAATAAAATGATCTGCATTAACATTTATTTTAGACTTTGCACGATTGTACATATTTTTTCGTGCAAGTCTCCTTATAGTGATTCTCATTTCTGGATAGTTTAATTCTATCATGTCTGACCTGCCAAGATCTGGATTGGATTTCATGAGAGTTACTACCGGGGCTTTTACCCCGGTATTGGTGTACTTAATTTTTTCGTATTTTGATTTCATTTACTGCTCCTAAAATTTAATACCTTTTAATTTCATTTCATTTTCAAAATTACATAACTCATTCCAGAGTTCCTTCTCTTTTTGGTTAAAGAATTCACAAATAGGATAGTCACGAGCATTCTTATATGCTTTGCACCATTTTTCTAATAAGCACTCATGTGCTAATTTGTATAATCTTTCTTCATTCGTTCTCATGTTCACACCCTCCTGCCTTATGGCTGTTGCTGTTTTATTGATAAGTCTATTATACTCCATATGAACTAAGATGTCAACAGAATAACTGTCGGACTTTGTGCTATATTGTCAGACAATTTATTGTCAGACAATTTATTGTTATAGTTGCCTAGCAAGAATCATGCCAGTTTTGCAATTATGAACAAAATATGAACAGATTGGGGAAATGTTAACAATTTGTTCACAGGTTGGTCTTGCCAAGTTT